TTAGCTGTAATGCTCTTTGCATGAGACTATGTTTATGTGGGTTTCGGTTACTTGGTAAACCAACCTGTGCTCTTGCGTTATTCGACGCGACCAATAACCAGACAGATTGTGTTTGAGTGGTTCTGGCTTTCCTTCACCTTGGTATGGGTCGCGAAGGATAGATACAATTAGCTTACCAATGCGTTTGAACACCTTTTTGTCCATTAATGCCCATTCGTTATAGTCAGCAAGCGATTTGACACTGAATGCTATAAGCCTAGTCATTAGATAATCGCTCAAGTTCTTCAAGCGAGAAGACACTTACATCACCAGATTTGAATTGCTCGATAGACTCTTCAATGTGCTTGCGTTGAGCAGGGTTTGAGTAAATTCTCATTGTCTCAATCCAGCCGTTGTATTCTGACTCGCTCATTAGAACCATATTCTCACCGTCACGACGATGAATGATTGCTTCTTCACAGTTTGATTCAACTTTATCCATTACAGACTTCAGGTTTTGTCGAGCTTCTGAGTAAGTGTAGATTTCCATTTAATTCACCTTTGGTGTGTTTATTTAGGAATAGTATATTATTGTACAATAATAAGTACAACTAATTCTGTGTGTGAAATATGCTTGGTGATTAGCTTCAAGGCTTCTAACGAGATATGAACCTCGGTTAATATTAACAGCCTTAAACTAACGACGATAATAATTAAAAAAGTGGCACGTGGGCAGGAGCAATATGCGTATGAGATGATGCAAAAGACAATATGTTTATTGTCAATTATTGCCTTCTTATGAGAGGATATCAATATATGGTATGGCGAACTGTATGGTTGTGTGATAGTTACATCGATAGCAGTAGCGTGTTTATTAACCTTTTCTAGTATTGCTATGTTCGTGCTACTTATACTCTTAGGCGCTAATTAAGGATTCGGTATGTATGGTATTAAAATTGAGTTTAAACCTTGTCCAGAGTGTGGGCAAGACGAAGACTTTTTAGTCGATGAGGAACGGGAGATCGTTACATGTGTTTGTGGTGTGGTTGTCATTGAGCCAGTTCTTCATTAAATTCTGTGTGTTAGGCCTAATTCTTTTAGCCCGTAAAGCTATAGGTCGCGGGTTTTTTTATGCATCTGCTCAATGTATTCGCGAGTAGTTACCATGTAGTTAAAGGCAGATTTCGTCTCACTGAAGCGCAAGTTCATTAAACGCCCAGTGGTGTCATCAATGTAAACAAGTCGGCAGCATTTATCGCTACGATCTTCAAACCAGTCATGGTGTGAGCCATCTATTTGGATCAATTCACCCAGGCAATCACGACGGTGGTAAATTTCGTGGCTTGCGTTTGGTTTACGGGTACCCAAAGGCCATCATTCATCGTTATCAACATAGTTTGTTAATCTCACACAGATCAGATAGATACTGATCACCATTGAAAAAACAGGACACTTTAGCTTTGCGGCTACACCTCCGGTACGCATTATAGCTATTACGTTAAATAGCCGACTTAGCAGGGCAAAACACCACACTTAGCCTCTTAACGCTCACTGACTGCCATTCTAGCTCGTTATGTATGGGAAATAATACAGAATGTGTCTGAAAGTTAATTACCAAAATCAATGCATATGATATTGATCATATTATCAATTCAGATTCGTTATAATTTAAGTGCCAAACATCTAAAATCATGCCTTTAGTTGTGTGGAAAGTGAAAATTTTGGCTTGAAAGGCATAGAAGAGAACAAGCATATTTTCACATGCGTTTTTTTACATATATGCGCAAATGGAAAAAGCATTTCAAGTGTGGTTAAATAGCTGAAAATCATCTAAAAAGGCATTTGAATCATGTTAAAACGACTAATTTTACTATCACTTCTATCAACAACATTACTAGGCTGCGATAGTAATGACGATGTGAAAGAATTAGATTCAGTGCTTATCAAGAAGAATGAATACTTTTCAACGCAGTTCAATGTAGACGGCAACCAGCAAGTTAACGTCAAAGTTAGTTTACTGAATAACGTCCCATCAGAAGCATTCATCATTACAGAAGCAGAATACAAAAACTGGGAAGATGAAACACAGACAAATGACTTTGCGAGTGCAACGTTAATATCAATTGTTAAATTTTCACCAGTTCCAGATAATCTAACAGAGTCAGGTTGGATTAAACTAGAATCTGGTGACTACCGTATACTTATCGAAAACACCGATTTTGGTTCTGTAAGGCCACAATCTGTAGATGGAGGATCTATCAGCGTTACAAATTCAACAAATGTCATGTACTCCATACTCTACAAATAAATTATCTAGCTAAAAGCAAAAGCGGCTTAGCTTTGAAGGTTAACCACTCAAGTGGCATCACCCTTGAAGCTTCAGCTAGGCTAACGTGCATAATACAGCGGTAATCAAAAAAACAACTAAACTCATAATTAAAGAATAAAGCACAATAGATGCTAATGGCATCTTAGCGTGTTCAAATGTCCCCTTAGCATATTCCCAATTGTTTAACTTCTGATACAGCCTGTTTGATATTCTATAAACACGATAACTGCCATATGAAAACAAGATCAAATTTATCCAAATAAAAGCGATTGCAGCTAATCTCAAGTATTCATGGCATGCAATAAATTCACGAGCTGAAGAAGAAGTAAAAAGCCAACCTAGTCCTATTAACCAAAAACCCATTGTAGAATAAGCACTTGTATTATAATTAGCTTGATAGCGTTCAAGTGCTGCCACTAATATTTTTAGCTTCTCTGAATCTGGAAATTTTTCTCTCATACAAAACCTTTTTAATAGATTTGTAGTAAACAGTGAATTCAACGATCTAAAATTATGCATCTCATAACAACACTAAGCTTCTTATTAATCACAGTCTTTCATTCTAGTTCCTTATGTTTACTAATACATACATAAACACTTTGAACGGTAATGCATATGATTTAGCTTAGAAGACACCAGAAGGGGTGATATAAAAAATCAAAGGTTTAGTGGTCTAGCTAAAAGCAAAAGCAAAAGCAAAAGCAAAAGCAGCTTAGCAGTGTGAAGGGCGGTTATGTGGATTTTTGAGTCAGTAGCGGTTTCGACCAGCTAACTATGCCGAAAAATTGGATTATAGAGAGTGGTCTTATATGGCTGCGCCATGGGGCAGTCAACCACTCAACATTGTGCGGTGGTTTTATATCACCGTCACCTTGATTAACACGGACATTTGAGAGCTTACCGACTTATCAGAAGTTGTTCTAAATAAGCCCCCAATCCACGGTATATCTTTCAATAGCGGTACACCAGATTCTGATTTTCTCGATTCATCCGATACCAAACCACCCAAGATAATAGACTGACCATCGAGCACTTGCACAACCGTATTAATTTCTCGATTGTTGGTAATAATATCAGAGGCGATATCACTGTCTGACACGCTCGATGATGTTTGATTTATGGCTAGCACCACCGAATCATTCACTATATGCGGCACAACACTCAAACCCAGCCCGACATTTTGCCGTTCTATTTTCTGCACTAACGAACCATTGTTAGAGGTTTCAGTAGAGACTAAAAAGGGCACGTTCTGACCGACGTTGATAGCGCCTTTTTCTCTGTCCATCACCAACAGATACGGTTTAGATAAGAGCTTAGTATTCTGGTTTTGCGTAATGGCCGTCACCAAAGCACTCACATCACCTTTATCATAAATAATATTGCCACCTTTAAACGATTCCTTAATCGATGCCACAGGATTAGAGATTAAACGAAATCCAGCGCCTTCTAACAGCACATCCAAACTCACGCCAATAGATTCACTGTCACCAAGACGGGTATCCATCACAACCGCATCAATCAACACTTGTTTACGCCTGACATCAACACGCTTAATCAGATTATCAATTTGCGTCAGTTGAGAAGGTGACCCCGTAACAATCATCGAGTTGATATTGGGTAAGGTAATCACCGAGTAGGCCGTTTGCATCTCACCTGTATTCTTTGAATAAGCGGTCAACACCGATTGAATTAAGTCACTTATCTTAACGTTTTCAACATAGTTCAAATCATAGAATTTCGTCACTGGCGGTACGATAACCAGCTTTTCATCTTTATTAGAATCACTGATACCGACCAGTGACAAACGGTAAAAACCGTCATCCGGTGTCATCTTAAAACCATTTGAAACCAGTACCGCATCAACAAAAGGCTGAAAGTCAGTCGTATCTAATTCGGGTGCAGAGAAGGACACCGCGCCCTTAACACCATCATCAACAATCACATTCAATTTCAGCGCATCAGAGTACCAATCGACAAATTCAGTGATTGGCATATTGTGTGCCTCAAATCCGTCAATTAACTTGGCATTAACGGGCAGGGCAAGAACTAGAGCAACAAGGAAAAAGAAACGTTTCATATTAGCGCCCACATGTTAGAGAGAGTGATTCTTGCTTTTGGTTGGTAACCTTCAACTGACAGCGAGACACATTGGTCAGGGTTAATCCCAATTTCGTGAGAGTGTCTGAGGTAATGGTTTTATCGTCGAGCTTAAGCGTATAGAAAGGTGTGGCATTGGGCATTTTAGAATAAGACACGATCTTATAATTTTTGTACGTTGAGACATCGACTGATTCAACACTGGCAACCGCTTGCGAGATAATCCCGTCATCACCTGAATCAAAAATGAAGTAGGAGACAGTGATACCCGCCAAGAACGCCAACGGGCGAGAAACTTTTTTTAAATAAATACGAGTAATACGCATGATATTCCTTAGATTCATTGGCACGCGATAGCGGTAATGGGTGTAATAAGGTGGCAAGTACGAGAACACACCATGCTCATAATTATGAGAGAAAACTTGTCGTGTATCGTAAGCCGAATACAACCCCGCGCCCCAACAACTCCAACGGTCAACCGTGAGCGCATTTTGTTCATCACCGTATTTCACAATACCCATATGTACCTTGGGCAATCGAACCGCATTACCTGTAAATGCTTTGATTAACGTACCTACAATCGGGATCATAATACGGTCAGTTCGCTTACAAAAAACCACATGCTCAGCCAAGGTTAAACGGGCTTGTTTATCAATGATTGAAAGGTGTTGAACGATAAAAATAATATCCCAGCCTAATTTACGCGCATGAAGCAGCCAGTTAATAATCTCTTGCCGTCCTTTGTCATTCCAAGACCGAGAATTAAACCAAGTACCACACTCATCAAGCACCAATAAGCCGTTTTTATTTTCATCAAAGATGGGTTTGCCTAATGTGGAGTTACCTTTACCAATAGCAAGTAAATCGTCCAGACACGGTTTATCAGGCACGCGTAACACACGACTCTGTTTGGCTTTTCGTCCTAGCAATGCCACCAAGTTCAAATCCAGATTAGTCGCGACCTTGCAGCCTTTCTGTAAGCGCTCCTGAATACGCGCCACTGACATAATGGACTTACCGCCACCCAATTTACCTGTTACAACATAAACAGCCATAACGCCCCCTTAAACGTGACTCATCCAAGCAATAGCCCATGCTTTCCATTCCCAAACCCAGCGAATAACCCGAGCGGAAAACACAGCAGAAAGGCAAGCTGGCGCATTAGAAGGAATGACCATGGCAAACCCCTCAGAGATACCTGGAGGGAGAACATACGACAATCCCGACAAAATCCCTTTCAAGGCAAGCAAGTTGACCAACGCCAACGCAGACACTAAAGCGATAATGGTTAAATTCATCGCCGTTCTTTTCGTAAACCACGTTAAGAACCAGCCAAAAACGGACATCGCCACAGCAAAAATAGACGACACAAGGGCAGGTAGTCGCAACGCTGTCCCGATGCCCGCAAGAATAGGCAGTAACGCAACCATGATTAAAGCCCCGCTCGTTTTGGATCAGGCACAATGCCCGTAAATAGAATATCGAATAGGGTAAAGGCCGTTAAAAAATACAGAATGAAACCAAAATACTCTTTAAACCGATTAACCTGAGCGCAAGACACTTTAAGAGGACCGAAACTCAACCCATTGCAATCACCTGTAATACCGACCAAGTCGTCGTAATAAGCCCCAACGAAATCCAATGTTCCTGCATTCACCTCTAAGGCATCAGCCCCCGAACCAATAACCTCAACAGCAGAATCAATCACATCATCCATCACGCCTTCAACAATCCCCGTCGATGTTGATGCCGTACCATTCACACCGCCAGACGTTAACCCCGTCTCTAATAAGCGGTCAGTCTGTTCACCAATAGCGCCCTCAATACCATCACCAATAGCGCCAACGGCATCGATTAAATCATCATTGCCTTGCTTGTATTGGTCACGTAATTCACGCCAACGACTTTCACCCTGAGCATCACTGTTTGCCAAGGCTGCTAATAATTGGTCGGTGCGTTTTGAGGATTGGGATTCATTGACAATTAATGTTTCATTAATCGCATCAAGCTTGTTATTACCCGAACCTAATTGATTGTTCATTTGGGCGAGTTTGTCATTCACCGACTTCAATTCGTTATCCGTGACCGAGTTATCCCCGAGTTCTGCGGTTAATTCTTTTATATTCGCCAGTAGGTCGGTTTGTTTTTTGGTTTCATCAAATTGCGCGAAGGCTTTATCTAACTGGGCTTTATTGGCGTCAGTTAAATCGGTATTGTTTTTTGCCGTCATGGCTTTGATGTCATCGAGTAACTGATTATTGCGTTCTGACTTCTTATCTAACTCAGGAATACCTACACCAAAACTATCATTGAGTTCAGCCATTTTGTCGGCAATGATTTTTTGATAGGCCGTTTGTTCATCGGCTTTTGCGCCCAAGCTATCCGTGGCATTTTTAACATCGGATAGGGCATTTTTATTTGAGACTTTCAGCGCATCAATATTGCCACCCAAGCCACTGGTTAACGCTGATATAGAATCAAGACTAGAGCTTAAATTACGACGACTTGCCGCAGCAGAATTAAACTCACTGGCATTAAAACTCTTTAAACTGCTAATGCTATTTAATACAGGTCGAAGGTCAGCGGGTTCGGCATTCAAACCATTAATACCATCAATGCCATTTTTACCCGATGCACCACGTTCACCATCAACACCGTCACGACCATTTGAGCCATTTAAACCGTCAACGCCATCGCGACCATCAGCCCCATTTATTCCATCTTTTCCATTAATACCATCAATGCCGTCAGTTCCTTTTTCCCCATCGATACCATCAACACCGTCTTTGCCTGCTTCTCCTGTATCGCCGTTATCTCCCTTGTCACCTTTTTCGCCTTTGTTTCCGTCACCATTGCCAGAACCATCACCGCCAGATGAGCCGCCACCGGATGAAGAACCACCATCTCCACCACTTGAGCCACCGCCAGTATTTCCACCGTCACCGCCAGAACCTGAACCACCACAGGCATCACCCGTACAAGGCTTATCAATAGGCTTTGAATTACAGCCGCCTAAAATAGCTTTCGCATCGTTACTGCAAGAATAGGTATGAGTGTTTTCATAGCCAACGGGGGGATTAGATATGCAGGCACTGATCGCGCTACTTAATGCATTTTGACCCGCGGCTGTATCACAATATTCTTCCTCTGGCTCAGCACATTTACCCGATGAATTAAATTTCTGACCATCGGGACATGAACCATTACTACGAAAGAAACCGCACGACGTGGAAGAATTACCACCACTGGACGTCTTAAAATTACAATACAAATCTTGACGAGAAAGCCGTACATAAGTAATAACATTACCGCGCCCAATACTCTGACCTTTACAGGCACTATTAACCGCCTCTAACGAACCATAAACCCCCTGACAACCAGAGCCTAATTGCCATTGACTCACGATAAAGGTTGAGGCAAAAACACTTGTCGAAACAAAAGATAAAGTGATGAACAGACACAATGAAGCAAGAAAACGTTTCATAACTCGAACCCATAAAAAAGGGCGACCGAAGCCGCCCAGAATGTAATAACGCAGTGATAGGGTTATTCGATTAAACGGCTTTGTTAACGAATTTCTTGAACAGTTTGATGCCGATAAACGCACCCGTGACTGCCAAAATGACAGGCCATGTGTAACCTTCGTATTCAGTGACTTGAGCGCCAACAGCCGTAAACGCAGCCGCCGCGCCAGTACCTTCAGCAAACGAAGAGCCCGACACAACCATCAGGCCAGCAGCGATAAGTTTATTTTGGTGAACAGTTAACGCATTTTTTAATGTAGACATAATATTGTTCTCATTATTGAGGGTTTGAAATAAGAAACACTTACCCCGTGTAAGTGGTTTCAATGAATTTTTTGTACGCTAGAATCGAGAATCCAAAACACCAACCTAAACCCCACGCCCCGAACAGATAGGCAACAATTTCAATCATCGTTGACCGCCTTTAATCGCCCCAAGGGCGAAGCAAATGACCAGACCCACACAGAACAGAATCTTTGTGATGTCTTCGGGGTTTAAGTCAGTCATGGGTTAGCCTTGTTGTGTGGGTTTGCTTTCAAGTGACGGAACAGCCAACAAATGCCAGCCTGAAAAGCTCACGTGTTTACCGCCATCACCTGCAAAAGAACGTTCAACGTGTTGGATCTTAAACTCGACTTTCTTATCGATAATTTTCTGTAAATCAGCACCACCGCCCATCGAATCCCACACATCAGGGGACATACGGCAATCAACCACCTCTGAGGGGTTAAACAGTTGCAGTTTCACTGTGCCAGAGTCGCGGGATTCACCCGTTTTCTCATTGGTATTCGTTTTCTTTTCGATATCGTCAGCATCGTTGATGCGTCCTTTGATAATCAT